AGAAAAACAGTTGACCAAAACGGTGAATACTGTTCATTTTAAGGAATCTTCTGGAGTAGACGGAACCATTCTTGCAGAAGTGAGACAGGGAAAGGATGGAGCCAGCATTAAACTTTCAGATCGGATGAAAGCCCTTCGATGGCTGTCGGATCATATGGATATGGGCACTGAAGAGCAGAAAGCTAAAATTGCTCAGATGAAAGCCCAGACAGAAAAGATTACAGGAAATAACCAGGAGATTGAAGATCTGGACGATATAGAGGGTGAGATTTATGGCAGCAGCAAATAATTTCACCAGGAAGAAAACGATCCTTTTTCATTTTTCTGAAAAGCACAAAGACTATATCCGAAAATGCCGGGACTGCTCTTATAACGTAGCAGAAGGTGCGGTTCGTGCAGGTAAGACTGTTGATAATGTTTTTGCTTTTGCGCATGAGCTGAAAACAACACCAGATAAGATCCATCTTGCAACAGGATCCACAATGGCGAATGCAAAGATGAATATTGGTGACTGTAATGGGATGGGCCTTGAATGGATCTTCCGAGGTCAGAGTCACTGGGGAAAATACAAAGACAATGAAGCTTTGTTTATTAAAGGCCCAGCAACTCATAACAAGCAGAAAATTGTAATCTTTGCAGGTGGAGCGAAAGAGGACAGTTTCAAAAAAATCCGTGGTAATTCCTATGGGATGTGGATCGCAACCGAGATCAACCTTCACCATGATAATACGATTAAAGAGGCATTCAACCGTCAGCTGGCGGTTAAAAGGCTGAAAGTATTCTGGGACCTTAACCCGGATAACCCAAGGGCTGCCATTTATTCAGAGTACATTGACAGATACCAGAGGCAGCAGGAAGAAGGGAACTTTCCCGGCGGGTACAATTACATGCACTGTACCATCTACGATAACATTAACATCACTCCAGAACGTCTTCATGAGATTGAGAGCCGTTATGATGTCAATTCGATCTGGTACATGCGTGATATTAAGGGAATGCGCGTTGTGGCAAATGGTCTGATCTTCCGTAGATTTGCGGATGATATCAGTACCAAGAAGTTTGGCTTTGCCTTGAAAGAGAAGCCGAGAGATATCATGGAAATTAATCTTGGCATTGACTTTGGTGGCTCTGGATCCGGACATTCCTTTACAGCAACAGCGATAACAAGAGGATTCCAGATGGTAATCCCTTTGGCATCCGAATGGATCAGCTGTAAGGATGAAAGCGGAAATCCTATTGAGATTGATCCGGATATGCTTGGAAAGATGTTCTGCAATTTCTGCCAGAAGATACTAAGCCGATATGGATTTATTACAGTGGTTTATGCGGACAGTGCAGAGCAGACGCTGATTGCCGGTATAAGAACCAGCTTAAGGAAGAACGGTCTTGGCTGGATCAGAGTAGAGAATGCGTTGAAAACTGAGATTAATGATCGTATTAATGCTACCTCAATTCTGATGGCGCAGGGGCGTTTTGCTTATATGGATGGAGAATGCGACAGTCTTGTAACAGCGCTGTGTACAGCTGTCTGGGATCCGAAAGAGCTGACCAAGAACGTGAGACTGGATGACGGAACCAGCGATATTGACTCATTAGACAGTTTTGAATATACATTTGAGCGGCTGATCAGCCAGCTCATCAGGTACGGGTGATTAATATGAATTATACAAATATGTATCAGGCATTGCGTAAGATCCTGGACAAGGATGAGCAGATTGATTATGCAATGAGTGGGAAAACAGCAGCACATATTGAAATGTGGTCTGCATTATACAAAGATAAGGCGCCATGGCTGGATTCCAACATACAGAGCGCAGGGATTGCGGCAGCAGTAGCAGGCGAGATTGCCAGGCTGACAGTTCTGGAAGTAAAAAGTGAAGTATCCGGAAGCGCCAAGGCTTCATACATTGATGAAATCTACCAGAAAGTAATTGAGAAGCTGCGGATCCAGGTTGAGTATGCAGACGCAAAAGGCAGCCTGATCTTCAAGCCTTATGTGACTTCGAATGGTATTTCCATCCAATACATTCAAGGGGATAATTTCTTTCCCTTGGAATTTGATACAGAAACCATTACGAAATGCGCCTTTCTGGATCAGTTCCGCAGGGATAATGAAATATACAGCAGGATAGAAATCCACACTCTGAAAGATGGGCTTTTGAACATCCGAAACAGAGCATTTGTCTCCAGAACCGAGGGGCTGATCGGGAATGAAATTTCGGTTAATTCGGTTCCTAAGTGGTCAGAGCTTGCGCAGGAAATGACATTCTCTGGTATAGACAAGCTGCCGTTTGGATATTTTAAGGTACCGCTTGGAAACAACCAGGATTCGGAAAGTCCGCTTGGAGCTTCTGTATTTTCAAGGGCTGTGGAACACATTCAGGAAGCCGACAGAAGATATTCTCAGATCAACTGGGAATATGAAAGCAAGGAAACAGCAGTGCACATTGCACAGAGCCTGTTAGGAAGAAATCAGAGCACAGGAGAACCTGTCTATCCGGCAGGAAAAAAGAGGTTGTACAGGGCAGTTGAATATAATACAGGTGTGGTTGATAAGCCTTTTATGGACACATTCTCACCAGATATCAGAGATACATCCTACTTTAACGGCTGGAATCATCTTATGAGAATGATTGAGTTTGACTGCAACCTGGCTTATGGAACAATTTCAGATCCAAATAATACCGATAAGACCGCTGAAGAAATAAAAGCAAGTAAACAGCGGTCTTATTCTTTTGTGCAAAGCTGCCAGACTGCACTGCAGCATGTTCTCATTGATAAGAAGAGCTTCACATTCCATCACAAAGATCCCAGAATTCCGGGAAAATGGATTGACGCTGAATTTTATTGTTCCAATTACAACATGGATGCGCAGACCCTGGAAAAGAACAATGAAAAATGGACAGGCCTGTCAATCAACATAAGGAGGAAAAAGAAATTATGATCAATGTATCTGATCAGCTCCTGAAAGAGTCAAAAGAAAACCAGGATTATTATGTAACAGCAAATGTTACTCTTGCAGATGGGACAAACCTTCCGCTTAAAAAAGAAGACTTTTACCTGGATGGAAACGGAATCGTGGATTCAGCAGACAGCAGCAGTTTCCCTGTAGGTGTGGCAATTGAAAAGACAGCTACAATATCCCTGGTAAATGATGAGGGACAGTTTTCGGGATACAGTTTTAACAGGGCGGTATTTGCAATATACATGAATCTGGAATTATCAGATGGGAAAGTGGAGACCTTCAAAAGAGGGTCTTTTATTGTGCGCAAAAAGCCTGCTGTTGATGAGGAAATAAACCTTACACTGCTGGATTACATGAGTAAAACGGACAAAAGTTATGAAACCAACCTTACTTTTCCCTGTACTGCCGGGGAAGTCCTTCGTGACTGCTGTCAGGCATGTGGGATTTCCCTGGGAGATGCAGCGTTTACAAATGATGATTTCCGCGTCATGCAGAAGCCGACCAGTACGACATACAGGGCTGTGATCGGAATGGTGGCTGCTCTTGCTGGTGGTAATGCGCGGATTGATGAGAATGATCTTCTGAGGATTGTTACCTACCAGGAAGCACCTAAGGTAGTGGAGCTTGTGGAAACACCCTGGCTAGATACCCAGGGAAACAGTATCTGTGATACGGAAGGAAATCAGATCATCATGACCAGGGAGGATGCGACTATTGGTCTGGATCTTTCCGAGGGCATTGATGACGTGCAGACGGATACTGATATTATCACAGTTACTGGAGTGAAATATACAGAAGACAAACAGGATTATGTATACGGAACCGAAGGTTATATGATCAATCTGAAAGAAAACCAGCTGCTTGCTGGAAACGCCGAGGACGGTGTGAACCGTATCGGACGGATTCTGGTTGGTTTCCAGATCCTTCCATTTTCTTTAGGCAGTGTACCAATCGGATATGCAACCTTTGGTGATGCAGTCCAGTTCGAAGATTACCGTGGAAATGTGTACCGATCCTATGCAACTGACATTGAATTTCTGTTCGCGGATTCTACCAATTTTTCTTGCAAAGCAAAGAGCATGGAGTCCCAGGGAGCAGAATATCCGGATGAAAACAAAGTTCTGGTAGAGCAGGTAAAAGAGGATGCTCGTCAGAAGATGACTGCTTATGATATCAAGCTGAAGCAGATGAATGAACTAGCGGCCAATACCCTTGGCTTTTATTATACGGATGAAGAACAGGACGACGGCTCCGTGATTTCCTACCGTCATGATAAGCCTACTCTGGAAGAATCGCAGGTTATTTACAAAAATGGGATTGACGGATTTTTCCTTTCTACAGATGGAGGGGAGACCTGGAAAGCCGGTTTTGACTCCAATGGGGATGCAGTATTTAATATCCTGTATGCCATTGGTATTCAGGCAGAATGGATCAACACAAGAGGTCTGAAAGCCCAGGACAATGACGGAAACACCACTTTTGAAGTAAATGCAGATACCGGGGAGGTATCGATTAACAGCAATCGTTTTTACCTGGGAGATACTTCTTTAGCTGACAAGCTTAAGGGAATGGATAACAACATAGCTGCAGCTAAAAA